ATTATAAATCAATAAGTTAGAGTAAAATATTTTTGTAACTGAAATGTAACTGAAATGTAACTGTAACCGAAATTGACACATTTTGCGTGATTTTTGTTAAAATGGGAGTACTTCGTCATCATCAAAACTGGTACTTTTTTCAGTTTGTAACCGAAAATCATCACCTTCAGTTACAAAATCGGACCGCTTAAAGACATAAAATTTACCTATACTTTTGCCTGGATTTAACAATCTGCTGTCATGTTCACTTAACCTATGCATGACTGGAAGATAATCCATGTCCTTTTTTAATACATCTGCAATATACCTGTTTGAAATTTTGGCATTAAAATCAAAGAACTTTGACTTAATGCATCCGGCAGTTGCATAGATCTCATCCAGTTCTTTCTGTAGAAAGTAATCTTCCAAGTGCATTTTTAATTCCTTTTCTAATGATGATTTAGATTGCTCAAATACCTGATTCAATGCTTCTGTCCTAATTTCTTCAGGCATAAATGCCATTCTTGATTTTATTTCGACGGCGGGCATATTTTGCAAATGAAATAGAAAATACGGTATTTCTTTTTTCATCCTGTTAAATACTACATCCTTTCTTTCTAAATGCTCGAACTTTTTAATTTTTCTTACCCAAAACCGTTCCTCATAATCATCTACTCTAATGAAGTCTGTTTCATTGTTTGATGTAAAAATTAGTTTTAAATACGATGGTATTACAAACTGCTTTATATTCTTTTCGTTTACCGTGTTTGTCCTTGCTGTAGATAGCTTTTTTATGCGTTCTAACGTTTCCTTTTTATCAAAGAATGCTTCATCTACTGCCACTATGTTTTTTCTCGCCCACAGGGCATTAAATGACCCCAAAAGTTCTTCAGGATGAACATCAATGAAGTTCCTACCGAATAGCATATTAATAAACTCTATAAATGTAGTCTTTCCTGTTTCCCTCTCACGGCTCACCAGTACTAAAATAGGAAGTATTTGCTTTGGATTTTCATATAATAACTTAAAATACTTATATCCTAAATCAACTTGATCACCAAAGATGTGGACCATTAATTTATTGATAGTATCAAATGTTCCAGGCTCTTTTGATGGTGTATGTGGAAATGGATAATACAGATTAAAATCTTCATCAATGCACTCTTCATGCTCCAGGTTATTAGGCTCAATTGTAAAGTTTTCATATATTGGAATACGGCTTATAAATTCCTTTCCGTGATCGTCTACAATTGTGCCTTTCTCTCGGCTGTATATTTCGGTGTACTTATACCCGTAAACTGGATCTATTTTCGTTGTCTTTAAATAATAGTTATCGCCGACTCTTATATAAGGTATATCAAGATTCATAACCGTAAATCTTACATAATTCATTGCGCCTTTTGGAATGTCCTTAAATCTGATCCTTGTTAACAACTGGAACAAAGTATATTTTTCGGTATGATTTACATTGTCGTTGTCTTTGTACTCATAAACGTAATTGTCATCTTTTAAATGTAGTATAGTTCCAGTCTTGGTGTGTTTAATTACCTTGCTATCAATAGCTATGTAATTTTTATTACCCTCAAATATTGCTATAAAATCACCATGCTTGTTAAAGTAGTCTACTTCATTCATGTATGGTTTAATTTTATCAATTAGCTTTATGTTTTTCATAACTTTAATGGTTTTTCTTGTCCTTTAATAATCATTTCCCTCGCTGTTCGCTTGTATATTGAAGACTTATTTTTTAAATAATAATGATCATCTATTAAATTGTCTAAAGCATTAATTGCCTCGTTTTCTGTTAAATAACCCTCGGCAACATAACCACCAACTGCGTAAGATGTAGAACGTAGAATTAAATGCCCCGCATCAGTAATTTGATTAAGTCTTGCCCTTGCTATTTGTAAAACTGTATGTTCGTCGCTATCTGTGGTGTAATGCTGTACTTTTCTTTTCTTTGGTACTTTCTTTTCTTTATAAATATTGTCAAAATTACAATAATCTGCATTATAAAGTAATTCAGTATCAATTGAGTAAAACAAAGGTAACACGGGGTTTTTTGGTGCTTCATCAAAACCAATGTAAATCTTAAATTCTTGCTGTAGTGCTTTAAATCTTAATTTATATTCATCAGTATTGGTACACTTTGGAACATTCACCAAACCCCTGACACCATGACCTGAAGATGATAGCCATGCAGCTATCACAAAAGGAAACTGCATCAATTCTCTCTTTAGGTCCTTGGCATCTTGCTTGGTTAATTTATCAAAATCAAAAGGCATAAGTCCGGTAAACTCTATAATTCCGTCGTATTTTCTTATCGAGCAATTTACTGCAGGTGTAAAGAACGGAAGTTCTATTTTAAGCCTTGATTTTAATTCTTCATTCCCTTGATCAGTTGCCTTATGTATTCTATTAATTAAGCTTTGCATAGCAGGAACTGGATACTTTATTTTTTGCAATAAAATATTTAAAGGAATTAAACCTTTTGGTTTTGTTTCAAATATGCTTCCTATGTAGTATGGTATCATATTGGCATTGATAAAAATTTAATTAAATCCGTTTCGTTAATTTCTTTTAAATCTAAAAAGCATTTTCCATCTTCAAAATTTGTGTTTTCAAATGTAATAAGATGAAAACCTTTATATTCCCAACCTTCATCAATACCGTTTTTTATCCACCTGCTAATATTTCTAAACATCATATCTTGACCTTTTCTTAACATTGTCATTCTTGTTTTAATTTCCAAAAGCATAACTTTTTTTTCCTTCCAATTCCATAAAATAAAATCAAGGTCTGATGCAGAATATCCAGTAGATGAATCAGGCAGTTTTTCGCGAACCCAGTCACTAAATTCAAGTGATCTTATGCCTGTTACTTCTTTTCGTGTCATAATAGTGATTTTGTTATATTATAAGAATTTTCATCTATTTCTGCTGCTATTATATTTCTATTTTTTTCTCTTGCAACTATAATAGTTGTACCACTTCCTGCAAACGGCTCACAAATTAAATCACCAGGATTGGTAAACATTTCTATAAGATATGCAACACCGCTTTGGCTTTGTTGCCAATCGTGACCTGTTTTTTCACGATGCTCTGATATAAAATAGTCTTGAATAGTGTTTTTTATTTTGCTTTTACCATTTTGAAAAATAAGAACCGGCTTCCATCTACATATTAAATTTACACCATTTACAATTTGCGTTTGACCTTGATGATATACTGCAAATGTCCAATAATAATCAAGATATTCAGACATCCTTTGCATAACTTCAGGTAAATACATTTGTCCTGAATACGCAATACAATATCCGTTTGGCTTTAATACTCTTTTTGCAAACTTTGATAATTTAGTCCATTGATCAAGGTATTCTTTCGGATATGGTGGATCTGTTATTATACAATCAACTGAACCGTCTGGAATATCATTAAAAACATCAATAAAGTCACCAAATCTAAAATCAATATTAATTGTTTTTTTAGCACCTTCTTTAGCTAATTTTTCACGTTCTTGTATTCTCTCTTTTATCTTCTCTTCCTTCTTAATTTCCTGATATGCTTGATTTATACTTATTTCACCGGTTGAAAGTTTTGCTTTAACTTCATCTGGTGCTTTTTGCTGTATGGTTTTAACCTTTGAGATTGTATCGTGAGAAACTTCTGCAATTTTGGAAAGTTCTTGACGTGTATTATTACTTTTTGCAGAATTCTGCAAAAGGTCTGATCTAAAACCTTGTGTTTCTTTTGCTTTTTCTCTAAACACTCCTTCCAACTCCAATGCCAATACAGATCGCTGGTAATTGCTCAAATTACGCCTTCCAAACTGGTTTAAAATCATCCATTCTTTTACCTCTGATTCATCTTTAAAATTCTTTTCCTTTGTATTGTATTCAAGATTCCAGCGTTGCGCTATTTCGTATCGGTTATGTCCATCAATTATGTAACCATTCCATGAAATTATAGCCTCACGAATACCTTCATTAATGCAGTTATTTTCAAGATGCTTAAATTCCTCCGGTGTTAATGGTGGAATAAGTTTTTTAAATTCTTCGTTAATTTTTAATTGTATCATAAATTTAATTTTGTAAACAAAAAACCCCTACATCTCCGCTGGATCTCACTTCAGCATCAATGCAAGGGTTTGTATTTCTTAATGTCCTATAACGTGAGATCGGACCATACTGCAAATATATAAAAATATTTTAATATTTTAAAAACACTACCCAGCCTGGGGACCAGG